TATCAGTTTCGATCGTTTAACTCGTTCGATTAAATGCCAAAGCATCGGCTTACCACAAATAGGAAGCAGTATTTTCCTTGGAAGCCTTGTGGAACCTGATCTTGCCTGGATTATGCAGACTTTCTTTTTAATTTTCTGGCTACCTCCACTTCGCAGGGAAGCATACCTAATTCGTATGATCCCGCTGCTATTTCAAAATCACGGATTTCTTTGACGAGCTTCTGTAAGGCTATAGGTTCAAGACTTGCGGCTTGATCTGAACCATACATTGTTCTGTCTAATGTGATGTGCCGCTCGACTATCTTTGCACCCATAACAACGGCTGCAAAAGTCGGCCATATTCCTACTTCATGGCCGCTATAGCCTATAGTAAGGTAAGGATATATCGTTTTTAATGTGTCAATTCTATTTAAATGCAGATCTGATATTTGTGCCGGATATGAAGCAGTGCAAACCAGTAAAGCAAAATCTTGCTTTACAAACATCGTAGCTTTTTCTATTTCTTTCTCTGTGGCCATGCCAGTAGATAAGACAATGGGTTTATTTGTTTTCCTGACATGTTTAATAAATTCATAGTCATTATTTTTTGCTGAGGGAATTTTATGCGCCGGCACATTAAACTGTTCCAGAAAATCAACACTGGGTTTATCCCACGCAGAGGCAAGCCAAATTATACCGATTTTCTTGCAATATTTGTCTATCTCGCAATAATCATCGTACCCAAATTCCAACGCCCGTTTAAGATCGCCATTAGTAGCGCCGAAAGGAGATATGCGAGGTTGTGCGAGTTCTTCATTTGTATATTGAAGCTCAGTAGTTCTCTTCTGAAACTTTATTGCATCACAACCAGAGGATTTGGCGACATCTATGAGCTTTTTGGCTATATCAAGAGAAGCATTGTGGTTTATACCTATTTCCGCACATATCCAGGTAGGTTGATTGTTCCCTATTTTCATACCAGATATATTCAAACAGTTTTCCACCCTACCCTCTCTAATTTTCGGCCTTTTTTCCTGTTCTGATTCATGCTTTTAAGGATATTACCATGGAAGTATTCTGTAAGGCACAGTGCATCAGCCTTGTTGGGGGATTGTAGCCCTCTTTTCTTTAAATCTTTCTTTGATTCGACTTTAATCTTCCCGTTTCCATCCTCTAAATATTTTATCGTAGTAAGTTCTCCTATAAGCTCATCGTCATTTGGAATAGATATGGCTCTCTGCTCGAACTTCTCCCTTACATTCCACCAAAGCTCATCACGGAGCCTGAAAAATCTATCTGATATAGCGGCGGCTTCCGCTACATTAACATCCCAGACGCAAGCTGTGTGCTGCCTGGTCTTTAGATTACCGGCTACACCCCAGCCCCAGCCTATAATATCAATAAACACGTCTGAGGGTTCGGTATCGTAAATCTTGCCAAGCACCCAACCGGTGAGTTTTTCTGAATCCACAGTGTCAAATGTATCAAGTTTATATACTTTAGGGCCTTGTCTTTGGAGTAATGCCGAAGGATCCCCTCCTGCGCCTACATCTAAACCAAATACCAATGGGTCGTTATCTGTAGGCTCTATATCTCTATCCACCGCATCCATAACCCAATCCCATGGTATTAACACATCTTCATCTGCAGTAGGAGGCAGGCCATTGATGCGAATACGGAAGGCATTAGAATCACGACCGTATTTCTTTTCCATACGTTCTACGTGTTCTTTTGAGACCATTTCAGACTGTTCCCCATCCCAGTGTAAACATACCCATGATGAGCGATCTTTATATTGGGAGTCTATAGCAAAACCTTTAGAACGGGTCGGATTAAAGATCAGTACGATGAAATTACATCTACCGGTAAGTGTGCCCTCTAAGGGCTTAAACACGGGTTCCGGTATACCGGATGCTTCATCGCAGACCACCATAAGGTAATCTTCATGAAACCCCGCCAATGTTTCAGCCTGCTCTTCACCGGAGGCTTTAGGGTTAGTAGTGCGAGCTACAGCAAACCATTCCTTGCCGCCGGATTCCTTAAAAAATATTTTATCCGATTGCCAGACTAACCAGTCCTTAACGAGGGATCCCCTGAGCCACTTATTTACTTCAGACCAGAGCACATCCCTTAATTGATGTCCCGTGGGAGCTGTACAAGGTACTTTGGGGTATGGGAAACAACATAGAAACCAGATAATAAGCCATGAGGCAAGACCGTCCTTTCCTGCCCCTTGCCCTGACATAACAGACAGTCCCTGCTTCTTTGTATATTCAAGTTCGGCGGCTGTTAACTTATCACCATCGGCAAGTTTTATCTTGGCATTAACAAGTTTCCTCACCTCGTCTAACGCCTGCATCTGCTGAGCAGTAGGACGTTCATTCAGGCCACGAGGTTCTAATATGGCTTCCTGAACGAATTTGGCAGGGTTATGCGCCCAGCTTTTAACAACCTGAATGGCCTTCTCTTCACTCATTTATCTTTTTTTCTCTAACCTTTTAGACTGATGATACGTGCCAGGTGCAAAGCCTGGTCGCTTCTTCCCCGATATTTCAACTACACTTTGGTATATCAGTAGTCACCATATTCTTTAACTACACTTTCTTTCTATGGCATCAGTCTTTACTTATAACATGGCATGGATAGACGATATTCCAAACGGTTTTCCGTTGCGGCTTTGATAACCCCTTAGCCTTACATCCTTACTGATTTCATTAAGCGTCATGCCTGATTTCCTCATTAATGTAACAACTTCAAGTATCTCCTGCTCCCTTAAATGTTCCTCAAGATGAACGCCATCTAAAGCCAGCTTATAACCAAACGCAATATTACCCACTCGCTCACCTTTTGCCTTCTTATGCTGCAATACCGCACGAGTTCTCTCACTTGTCGCCTCACGCTCCCACTGAGATATAGACATAACTACATTCATCACCATCCTGCCCATAGCGGAATTCGTATCAATCTTCTCCTGAACTGAAATTAACACCTTATTTTTAAAAAAGTATCGCTCAAGCAGGTGACACAAATCTTTGACTGACCTTGTTAAACGGTCGAGTTTGACCACGAGTACGCCTGAGCATAAACCTGAATCCATTAACTCAATAATTCTTTGCATACCTGGCCTTTTAAGACTCTTTGCCGACTCCCCGGCATCCACAATTATCTCCCCTAACCTAATCTCATATAACTCAGCATACTTCCTGATCTGAAACTCCTGTACCTCAAGACTCATACCCACATCAACCTGCTTGTCACTCGATACCCGACAATATCCAATTATCACTATGCCCCCCCCACAGTCCGTAAATATGCCTCTATAACAACAATAATGAAATTCCTGATAGTCATATCCTTCTTAATCGCCTCTATCTTAATCCTCTTCCCTAACTCAATAGGCACATCCTTAATAAATATACTCTTCATAAAAAATATAATACATCCTTAATAAATATACTCTTCATAAAAAATATAATATCATAAGTAAATATATTGTCAAGAATTGTTTTTATGATAAGCCGGAAATATCGGTGTGCCTATACTCTTTTTATTCTACTGCCGGATCATACAGGGGTATGAGAGTACTATTAACCACCTGTTCCCCCCTACCCCCCCCGATTTCAGGGCATGGAACAGGTAGCTGACCTGGTATGGCAGAACTTCCGGTGACAGGGCTGTCGCCGGAAATGTTGGGCTCCTCACACACCACCACCGGTTGTATTTTGCGCTCATGTACGGCCTGAATAATGCTCGTGATGGCGTTGATGTTAGAGGTTGACAGACCACGTTGGAGGCGCACCTTATCCCTGGCAATGCCTGAAAACGTTGCCTTTTCAGCCAGTCTGGCTTTGTTTATATCGCCCTCGTTGACGGCGGATAGCACTCTATACTCCTGATATTCCCATAATGCAGCCGGATCGCTTTTAAAGGCTAAGTATCCATCTATGTGATGCCTCATGGGAGAGAGCATCCTTGAGATATAAGCCTTATCACAATGCATCAAGTTAGAGATTTCGGTGACACCCTTACCTTGCAGTGCATAGAGTAATACTTGGTCTTGGTTTATTTTGCCACCGATCTTTGTGTTGATTTTTTTAGCAATTTTATTGGGCATTAGCGAATAGAGTAGCAGATTAAATATTAGGTGTCAATATATAACAAAATCAACTGTCATTTTTGAAT